AAATATTCCCTTTGAGAAATACATANATTTATATATAGTTTATATATATAATCCCTTTATAAATCTACCCATACCTTTATATATACATATTATATATACATACTTTATAAAGCTTTAATCATCTATCAGCGTCGGTGAGTGTGTGTTGTATTTATTAGTAGTAACAAAATCACCGACGATGAAATATATTTTTTAGGGGGGGCGGTTAGGGGGGGTCACTCCCCCCGAATTATGTTATTATTTTCTTTTTTTAAAAAAAATTAAAAAAATATATAAAGAATGTATATCTCTCTTTATAATGAAAAAGTCCGTTAAGGAAACCGAGGAAGTTATTTTAAATAAAGAAAATCCGGAAAAAACTTATATCCATTTAGACCCCTGGCAGCAAGAAGTCTTAGATTACAATGGTAATTTAGTCGTATGTTCAGGCAGGCAGACAGGCAAAAGCACGATAGTTGCTATTAAAGCGGCTGAATTCGTTGTTAAAAACCCCAAAAAGCAGGTGTTAATCATAAGCGTAACTGAAGACCAAGCCAAAGAACTATTACAAAAAGCCGTTCTTTATATAGCAGAAAAATACAAATCATGGATTAAGACACCATATAACAAGAACATACTGAAAGACCTGATAAGGTTGAATAACGGAAGCCTCATAAGAACAAAGGCAGTAGGACAGGGTGGAGTAAGCGTAAGGGGATTTACGATAGATATGCTTATAGCAGACGAAGCAGCTTTCATGCCTGAAGATGTTTGGCCCGCAGTGACTCCGATGCTGAGCACGACAGGCGGAAAAATCATCTTACTAAGCACTCCCCACGGAAGAAAGGGTTATTTTTGGCAGAGTTATAGCAGAACAGAGCTTGGATTTAAAGTCTGGCACATAAACTCTGTTTTAAACGCAGAAGAAAGACCGATAAGCGAGACATGGCTGGAATACAGGAAAACGAGCCAAACAGAGTTCATAAAGAGTGAAAAGCAAAGAATGACTGACAATCAGTTTAAGCAGGAATATCTCGGACAATTTGTAGATGAATTTACCCAATGGTTCGATGACATGGAACTAAAACAAACGATGCTCCAGGAAAAGCTTGTTTTAAATAAAGAAAATCTGGATTTCTGCATGGGTGTAGATATTGGAAGAATGGGTGGAGACGACACGGTATTTGTAATCTATGAAAGAAGAGGTGAACTTCTTATACAAAGAGATAAGGAAGTCTGGAAAGAAGCAACACTCGATAAGATTGCATATCACATAATTGATTTAGATAGGATGTGGAACTTCAGAAGAATATATTTAGATAATGGTGGAATAGGAATTGGAGTTTATGATATTGTTGTTAATACTCCTGGATTCGGGAAGAAAAGAGTTATAGGAGTTAATAACTCTGAAGTTGTTGTTGAATACGGGCCAGATGGAAGAGAGAAGAGAAGAAAATGGATGAAGGAAGAGATTTACACAAACTTAAAAGTTCTCATGCAGCAGAGAAAGATTTTAATCTTCGCAGATAACGAAACATGGCTTTCTTTAAAAGGTGTTCAGTATGAATACATCAATCAGAGAAAAGGAGTAATGATAAAAATTGAAAGTCCAGACCACAAGACGAGCCATATTGTTGAAGCAACCGTAAGAGCTGCTTTGTTTGCAAAGGAAAAGATTAATAAGTTTGTTATTTCTTATATGTGAATGAGATATGGAAGGAAACTTTGGGGAAGTGCATCAATTCTTTTAGGTGCNGGNNTNATTACCGAGCATATCTGGAGTTGGGGAGTGTTTGAAACTTTGGATTTCTGGGGCCACGAATGGCTCGGAGTTCTTTTAATTCTCGTCGGTATTGTTATGAATGCGCAAAACACAGGATTATCAAAAGAAATAAAGAAATTCCTTAAAATAAAATGACTTGGACACTATGCACGAGCGGAGCAGCGATGCACAGAGCAGGAGCTAACGCATCTTCAACGATAACAACTTCCGGAGCAGCACTTGCAGATTACAGCGATGAAGCCGAAGCCAAGATTTGTGATTGGGCGAGATATGATGTTGTTACAAATTTCGGAACCTTGAATTCTCAGGGGAAAAAGGCAATACAATCCCTCGCTGCTAATTTAATTGCTGAAAAAATTGTCAACTACGACCCAAGCGGATATACAACTCTTGGAGAAAGCACAACTATGCTGAATGTCATAAGAACAAACATCGCAGAAGAAAAAGAAATGGTAACAGAAGATAAAATAAAAACCTATTTGGTAATAACAACATAATGGCGCAAATTCCTATAACATATCCAATCCAGCCAAGCGAAGCAACTGCNNNCTTNGACTATGCAGACATACAGGAAGGAACAGGAGTTACGGTTTATAATTTAGCAAGGGCTGAAGTTTCAGGCGGAACAATAACAAGCATTTTAAGCAGGGCAGAAGTTTATTCGGAATTTTTTGAAGTTTCGGGAGCTAGTTCAATAGGAAAGATATCAGACATAGATTACGATGTAATTTTTGCACGCCCGCAGAACATAAAAGGAACCGCTTACGCTAATATTTCCCATGTATGCCTTCCAAGNGGGGGTGCTTCAGATAGTTTTCTTGTAGTGAGAGCGAGAAAGTGGGATGGAACCACAGAGACAGAATTAGCAAACGCAACAAGCAGAGTTTTATCTTCAGCCGCCGCNGCGGCGCATAAAGTCCAGTTAATACCTTTGGTTCTTCCTTTAACACACTTCAAGAAGGATGAAACATTTAGATTGACAGTAGAGGCATGGAGTTCAGGAGTCAATGGAACTTTTGGGTATGGAGTAGACCCTCAGAATAGGACAGCGGGATGGCTTCATCTTAATGGTCCCTTTGTTTCAAAATCAACTTTAAATCTTCCGTTCGTATTAAAAATATAAAATGCCAGAAACAAATTTAGCAAACTTAACAACAACAACTCTTAAATCCAGCGTGCCAGACTTTAAGGTTCAGCCAAGAGTTATAGACGAGGCTGGAATTCAAGAGGAAACATACTGGAGCAATCCATATTGGACAACTTATCTCGGTTATCTTAAATCAATACCAGAATACAGGAACGCAGTTCGTTCTTTGGCGATTTGGGGATTTGGAAAAGGCTGGAAAGCTGCAGAACCAACAAACTCTATCCTGAAGAGTATAAGAGGATGGGGAGAAGACAGCTTTGATAGCATATGTCAGGACATGATTATTGTCAAAAAAACCAATGGGGATGCCTATGCTGAAATAATAAATGATGAAAAAGGGAGTTTGTTAAATCTTAAAAAACTCAATCCGTCTAAAGTTAGGCATGTTGTAAATCAAAAAGGGCTTTTGATAGGCTATGACTTGATGCAGGCTGACGGAAAGTGGCATAGAGTTAAGACAGAAGATATTTTTCACATCTGCAATGATAGAATAGCAAATGAAATTCATGGAACTTCTGTTTTAGAGAGCTGCAGAGGTGTTATAGATTGGTTCAACGAGATAATGACTGATTTAAGGAGAATAATGCACAGGAGCTCAATAAGAGTTATTTATGTCGACATGGACGACACAACAAAGCTTACAACAATAAAAAACCAATGGGCAACTGCAATAAAAGACGGAGAAGTTGTCCTTTTGCCTGGAAAGAAAGGCATTGATTTCGAAGTTGTTGATTATCCTATACCGCCAACAGGTGCATATCTCGAAGTCCTTAGGTTCGTAAATAACTACTTCTACGAGGTTTTGGGAACAAGTAAAATCATTACTGGCGGAGTTGAAGGCACGACAGAAGCTAATAGTAAGATGGGTTATCTTAGTTTTGAGCAGCCATACATGACAGAGCAAAGACTTTTAGAGCAAGATATATTAAATCAACTTGGATTGGAAGTTAAATTTAACAGGCCTGTAAGTTTAAAGGAAGATATGCAGACTTCAGAGGCAGCCAATACGGGACAAGTCGGATTTCAGCCAAATGAAACGCAGGCACAGGTAGGAAGAACAGAATGAAAATAAAAGAAAACGGACATAAAGCAACAATAGAAACCATGATAAATACTGCAGCGTTAGCCTTAACATCTTTTGCAGTTTTCACTTTAACACAGAATAACGATGGCTGGGAGCAATGGATTAAGGGATTGATTTTGTTATTAATTGGAATGGGGTTGGAATTTATTAAATATAAAGGGAGACAAAGAAAACTATGGTAACTAAAAAGAAGTTCGTTGACCCGGGATTGAATGACCCTAATAGACAGCAAAGCATTCCGCCCGAGTTTGGCGGGGTTAAAACAAACCTGCCGACAAGTCCAATAACAACCAAAGACACTTCTGTAAATCCTGATGAGCCCGCTTCTTTATTGGAAAATACAACTATGACGGGAGAGAGGGGGAGGCCGTTTGGAATAACAAAAGGCGGAAGGACATTTTTTATCCAAGGCTCTGATTTAAGCTTATTCCAGCAGCAGCAAGCAGAAAAAGAGGCATTGTCTGGGGGAGCAACGCAGGGTGCAATACCCTTGAGAGAGGCACTTGCACAGAGAGCAGATATGCAAGCAAGACAAGAGTTACTATCACAATTAGGTCCGCAAGCCGGTTTATTACCAGGTGTTGATTTATTAACTGCTCCATTAATTTCAAAAACTACTGTAGCACAAGCTTTTGCTGCTGGTGGAATTGCTGCGGGAACTACAGCAGCAGCCACAGCTATAACGGGACCTGTAGCACTGGGAGCAGCAGCAGCGGTTGGAGTAACCACTACCGTCGGAACCTTTATATCAAAAATTACTGTTGAACAAAGGCAAAATGTCAAGGAAGCAAATACAATCTTTTCACAATCCCAGCAAAATATGGTTGCTATAATAAATAGGCTTAATGGAGACCCAAATTATTCCCCTGAACAAGCTTTAAGAGATTGGAACTCTGAACTTTATAATATAGAAGTTGCTGGAATAAATTTAAGGAAATTAACAGAAGAGCCAACAAGAAAGGTTTTGTCTGGTGGCGGAGAAGAAATGATTAGATATAATCTTTGGAAGTCGGGGGAATTTCCAAGTCTTCAGGCAAAATTCATTAATGCCTTTGCTAATCCAAATCCAAACTCTCCCTTCCTGACTTATATTCCTGAAACAGAGTAAAATATATAAACTCTATATATGTATATATATGATGGTAGAAGATGAACAAACGCAAAACGTCGTCGAAGAGAAGCCAGCACAAAGCCTCGCTGAAATCTACGACAAGATTAAAGCCGAGAACGACAGGACAGAAGTTAACCTTAAGAGAATGGAAGAACTTGCTGCTCGCAACCTCTTGGGCGGCAAATCCGACGCTGGTTTACAACCGGCTGTAAAAGAGGAAACACCGAAGGAATATTCAGAAAGGATTTTAAAAAATGGGTGAAATCAGGATGCTCGTAAGAGGGCATATNGACCACGTCGAAAAGTTTATACGTCACTTAAGAAGCCAATGGTTTCCTCTTAAAATCAAGCATAAATTAAAGGACGAGTTTGGAAAAGAGTTTGAAGTTGATTCTGTTACAAAAGTCGAAGGAATTGTTAATGAATATAAAATGATTGGGTTTACCTGCCCTGATGAATTCATTCAACCTGTATGTAATAATCTTGGATTACCGACAGATGAAACATGGTTTGATACCGGAGAAAAGAAAGAGGGAACAGGAAACTCTTTTATGTCTGGCTTCGGAATTAAAGGATATTTGGAAGGCTTGAGGCTTGCTTTTGGAGATAAGAAGATTAAAAAGGATTTAACTAAAGGTTATTGGGCTCAGCCAATATACAGGGACCATGTAAACGTCCTNGGCATTGGATATAAATCCGACGGAAAAATTAAGACTGCAGTAGGAGAGCATGACAGGATTTGAGATTATTGCATTAATTCTTGGATTTTATTTCGCATTTCTAAAAACTTATCAATTATGGAAAGAGGGAAAGATATTTAAATAAGTGATTTGTTATTTCTCTAACATGGGAAGTTCAAATCCCATGCTTGAACTTCTCGTGCAAAATCATAAATGGCAAACGAACACNCANTATTGACGCAAAAGACTTTTCCTATTTCTATGACAGTTGCTAACGCTACTGGAATTGAAAAGGGAACTTTGCTCGCTTTTTCCGGTGGTGGTTCTAATACTGNCGCTGCATGTTTCGCAACAGATGCAAGATTAGCAGGNATTTTATATACTGAGAAGGTAGCCAATGATGGAAATACACAGGCTGCAGTTCTTNCAGGNCCTGGAGATGAATTAAAAGCCTTTGCTTCCGGTGCAATTTCATTCGGAGACCCTGTCGGTTCTTTCTGGACTGCAGGTGCTACCCAATTCCCAAATTATCTCAGAACCCTCTCAGGAGCGTTATCTCTTTCAGGTGCAGTAATCTTAGGATATTCAAAAGAAAATGTCACAAATGGGCAGTCATTCAAATACGTATTAAATATACAGACGCCATCTTATTCAATATCTTAAATTAAAATGCCAGATACATTAGGACAATTAGAACTTCGTGGATTGGATGTTGACAAGTTAGCCAAGGGCTTCGCTGATAGTGAATTTGTATTTAAGAATTTTCTTACAGTTACTCCAACTTCTACAAGAGAACAAAGATGGTATAGAAAAACTTCCGGTGTTCTTGATAGCACAGACACATCTAATATTACAGCCTCGCAAATTGTAGGTTCTGCATTTGGAACACTCCCGCCAATAGCAGAGCAGTCAGCAACAAGGTTGTCTTCTTATATAAAGCACTTTGCTGTTGAAAGTCCATGGTTTACTTATGCAGATATAAGAGATAGTGATTTAGATATGCTTGCTATTAATGTTAGGGATTTAACGAGGTCTATTCAAAATCAGGTAGATTACAGAATATTTGATGTTCTTTCCGGTGCTGTTGCTTTATCGGGAGCTGCTGCCGGAACAGGATGGGACGATGCAACAAATGGAAATCCTATATTGGATTTGCTTTCAGGAGCAACAGAAATCGCTATTCAGAACTATGACATAAGTAATCTTGTTGTATTGATGAACCCAAGACAATATAAGAACTTATTAAATTATTTAATTGTCACAAAAGGTTCAAGCATTCCGGGTTTCTCATCACAAAAAGTTTCAGATGGANNTTTATTAACTATTGTAGGGCAGAGAGTNGTTGTATCTAATAACGCAACCNCTGGAATTGTCATGCAGATTATTCCTCAAAGAGCAGCAACATGGAAGACATTCACCCCTATAACTGCAGTTACAAAAGAAGAGCCTGGTGTTGGAGTTAAANTTAGAGTGTGGGAAGATGGGGAGGTTATAGTTACAGACCCTAATGCTGCATTCATGANAACTGGTGCAGGTTAATTCTTCATAGTGAATAATAAAAAAAAACATTTTATCTGGATTTATATGCTTTGATATCTCCAAAGTCTGTTATTTATTTAGAAAAATCTTTAAAGTCCAAGAACCTTAAGAAATAATGACTATCGAAGTTGGAACAGGAACTCTTGGAGAAAAAGAATTAAAGAACGATTGGCCAATAACAGAGGGTATTATAGCAGGGACGACAAAGCAGAAAACAGAAAGTCCGTCGCTGGAGCCTGAGGTTAATCTTACGCCTGAGGGGATGAGATAATGGGTGGTGATGGTTCAGGCAGAAAACCTGATGTTATTAAAATGGCTGAAGCTCAGCGAAGGGAATTTATAGAAACAAATGCCCCTGATAATACAATAATTATTCCAAATTATTCTGGTTTGCAGGCTGTTAGGAAAACAGACCCGCCAATAGGGACAGGCGGCGGACATACAATACAAAACGAAGGTTCTGATTTAACTGCAAGAAGTTATCTTAATTTCTCTGGTTCTGCCGTAAATGCTTATGACGATGGAACTGCTACGGTTGTTTCTATTGATGCTGCTGGGGCAGAAACAGACCCTATATTCCTCTCACTTTCAGGTGGTTTAAATTATGCTGCACCATTAGGAGCAGACGATA